GGCGTTGTCACGGGGGTTGTCCCAGAAATTGCGGCGGCGCCCGAAGGGGGTGACGAGGAAGCGCTCCTGCTGCACCTGCTGGGCTACCCACACCTGCCACTTGTAGATGTTGGGGAAGGTGGCGAAGTACTTCTTCTGGAACTCCTCGATGATCTTGATCTCTACCTTGAGGACGCGAGCAATCGTATGAGCGGTGCCCCCATAGTTAGAGCCGTGAGCCGCTCGCTTAGCGATATCTCGAAAGGACATTTCCCTATAGTATTTACGATCCGCCAGCTCGCGCTTAGGTTCAAAGCCGAAGACCATAGCGGCCACCATGGTATGGACGTCCCCTGACTCCACGGCCTTGATGTAGTTGTCGTCTCCGGCCAAGTACCCCACGACGCGGGCCTCAGCGCCCTGTTGATCGCAATTGAAGAAGACGTGGCCTTCATCCGGTATGAATATGCGGCGGACGTAGTCATCGACGTTTTGAAGATTAGATCCCCAATCAAATGGATGGCTAGAAGAGGACCAACGTCCGGTGTCAGTGCCAGCAATATTGAAGTTGGCATGCCACCTGCCAGAGGGGCTGAGCTTCTTGGTGAGGGCATCGATGGTTTTCTCTAGGTCGCGGATGCGCAGGAGGTGGGAGGCGAAGGGGCGGGCCCGCATGTAGTCGCGGCCCAGTCTTTCGAGGGCGTCGCGATCCGTAGAGACCTTCTTCTCGCCCTTCTTGCTACCGATGATCTCGGGCAGGAAGAGGTTCTTGTAGAGGAGTTCCTGCAACTGGAGGTAGCTGCGGGGGTTGAAGGTGCGCTGCCACAGCTTGGTGCACAGGAGGTCGAAGCCCTGCTGCACCCGCTGGAGGCGACCCTTGATGTGCTCCACCATGGCGTCGCGCCGCCCCATGTCGATGCGCACGCCCCGCTCCATCATGGTGAGGGCGAGGGGCAGGAGGCTCCGCTCGAACTCGTAGGTGGGGGTGGGGGGTATGGCCGCGTCCACCTCCAAGGTGAGCATCCCGTCGAGCCCGTTGTAGACGAGCTGCTGGAGGGTGGCGTCCATGGTGGGGAGGTTGTCGGTGGCGAGGGTCTTCATCGCTGAAGGTCCTGTTCTATGGCGTGGGATAGCTGCACGAGCAGGGCGAGGGCATGACTACGTGCCAAGGGGATGCGCGTCAATGCCCCAGCGAGGACCACGTTGGCAACCATCCCCTCCTGCGTCGTGGTGATGAAGAGGAGGGGCGGCGGCTCATACTTCACGACGGAGGGTCCTGCCTTCCTCGATCATCTTCTTGACCCCACGGGCGAGGTAGTCGGGGTCGATGTTGAGGATGAGGCACATGTCCTTGATGGGGGTGGCGGAGGAGGAGAAGATGACGCTGCGTGCTTGGTCCCGCTGGATGCCGGGCTTGGGGGAGGTTGCGTCCTCCACGGCCTGCATGATGACGGCGAGGAAGAGGCGCTCCTCGGGCCGGAGGCTACGAGTTTCGGAGACGGTGGCAATGTCGTAGTTGGTGGTGTCCCAATCCCACGCGAGGAGTTCCTGCGCCATCACTCATCTTTCTTATTGCGGTCCTTCACCTTGCCGACGCGCATGTTCTTCCATGACTTTTCGTTGCAGTAGATGCTACCCAGAAAGCCCAAGGATTTCAACCACTCGATCTCGTGGGAGTGGGACTTGAGCATGGTGTCCTCCACGGGGAAGCGGATGCGCAGCCCCATGCGGATGAGGTAGGTCAGGTCGTAGACGGCGTTGTGGGCCACCTTGCGCAGGGGGGAGGCCATCAGCTTCTGCACTTCGAGCCACATCTGCAGCTCGGTCTCCTCGTCCCAAAAGTTATGCTCGTGGTACCAGAAGGGCAGCACGTAGACTTCGTGCGGGGAGGTGGCAAAGCAGATCATGGTGACCTGCTGCTGGGAGGTTTCTATGTCGAAGGCGAACGGGGGGCCCGCGCGGATGCGCTGGGTGACACGGCGCATGTCGGCGAGGGACTCCACGATGTGGAGGGTACGGCGGGGGAAGACGCTGCGGGGCTTGAGGGATTCCTGCCACGCCTTCTTGAGGTCCATGCTGAGGACGGGGAGGAGGGACTGGTCCTTCACTATGGCGCGGGGATTGTGGGATCCTATGACCCGAAGCCCACTGGAGGTGTAGAGGATGGTACCCCGGTGATCTTGCAGCTTCTCACCTGTGAGGGCCCACAGGGCAAGGTCACCCAGAGCAAGAACGAGTCCGGCAGTCCGGCATCGTTCACGTATTCGATGGTAATGAGGGAGGAACTCCCCCCGGAGGTATCCGTACTTGTAGTGGATGGGGTTGGCCACGGCATCATTTGGGCAGTCCTTCTTGGGATGGAAGCAGGTGGAGGGATTGCCGAAGCGCGGGGTCTCGGGAAGGAACGTGTCCATCTCCAAGGGGCCACACTCTGCGTAGCGCGTGGCAATACCCAAGAGGGCCCCCGGGTAGCCGCTGACGTGGCGCCCCTCCTTGAGGTCCTGCACCGAGGGATAATCGAAGAGGAGGAGCATGGGAAGTTCCTGTATAGGGGTGGCGGATGGCGGGGCTCTCACCTAGAGGTCGCAGTACCAAGCCCAACCTTATTGCTACTGGATGCCGCCACTCACCCTCGGTCCCGTACTGCGACCTAGGTCTTGGAGAATTGGCTCATGGGGATTACCGCCATGGGCTCTATGTCTCGGGGGTCGTTGCGGTCATAGCGCCCGCCCATCACGATGTGGGAGGGGCAAGGATCCTTGGAGTGCCAGATGACGCCCTCTCCGTCGCGCACCACCACATGGTAGGGGATGCGGGCAGCTTGGCACATGTCCTGCGCTTCGCGCCACTTGACGAGAGAGGTGAAGAATCCGCCCAGCTCTTCGAGGCGCTGCATGGTGTAGGTGCGGCACTTCACTTCCATGAAGCCCACGATGGTGGTGCCCTTCACGAGGGCAAGGTCCACCTTGAGGGAGGGATGCAGCTTGTAGATCTTGAGATCCCACAGGGTGGAGAGGTGCTTGCACACGCTCTTCTCGTTGAGGAGATCTTCTTGGGTCTGGTAGGTGGGCATGGGGTTCTCCGTAAGGTGGGGGATGCCGCCCCCGTCGCTCACCACTGGGCAGGTGACGCCCAACATCAGGCCTTCTTCCAGCGCTGGACGTTGAGGTACTCCTTGCCGGTGGTCTTGTTCTTCTCCGGGGTGTAGTCGAACTCGACCTCGGCGCCCACCAGAAGCTCGGCGGCATCCTCCTCGCCGAACTCCTCCGGGAGCTTGTTGAGCCACTCCGGGTCCGCATTCTGGATGGCCGTCCAGTACTGCTTGATGGCGGCCTCGCTGAGGTAGAAGCGGCGGGAGGTGAGTTCGCGGTTCAGCTCCACCCCCTTGAGGTCCTGACCCGAGAGACCCTCGCGGGCCTTGAGGGAGAACACGATGAACTCGGTTCCGGTGTTGGCGACATCCTTGCGCCACGCCGTGATGTAGCCGACGTAGCGACCGGGCGGGTGATAACGCTGCATCTCGACGTCGTTGCGGGTGTACATCTTCTTGCTCATGGACATGTGAGTTCCTTTCAGTTTTCGATCTGCTTGAAGATCGCGCCCAGATCGAACGGCGCTTCTGCTGCGACCTTGTGAGGTGCGCTGCATTTGAGGTAGCCCATATCACGAGTGGTCTGGGTGGTCAAGACGGGTTTGCCGTCCTTGCGCGTGGCCCACCAGACATTGTTCATGTAACGGGCGACGATGTTGGGAAGCTGCTGACCGAGGAAGGAGGGATAGGCGCGCATCACTCCCCCGGTCTTCTTGTTCTCGATGAGACGGATGTGGGAGATCATGATGATGTGGAACTTGTAGCGGTCCGAGGTCAGGCGTGCAACCTGATTCTCGAAGCGCTTCGACATCACGCCCCACAGGGACTGGTCGAACCCAGCCTTGTCGTCCGCCACGTTGTTCTCCTTGAGGACCGTGGCCATGCACGTGTCGTTCCAGAAGGTGGCGCTATCGATGACGAGGACAGTGTTGCTATCCCACGTGGTGAGGTCGCCGAAGTCTTCCTCGGGGAGCTTCCACTGCGTGGTGATGGCGATGGACTTCTTCCACGACTCCGGGTCCTTGGTGGGGATGGAGTAGTAGGAGATGTTGTCCGCCTTGCCCTTCTGAAGGTATGCGTTGAGGATCGCGAGGTTGTTGTCGAGATCGACGATGCGCACCTTGTAGTCGGAGTTGGCGAGGGTGGCGAGGAGGCCGGTCTTACCGGCGCCCGG